TCAGCACTTCCATCGTTTAAGCGCCGCCTTGGCGCGTTCGCCGTTCTCGGCCTTGGCCGCTACGGCACCCATGCGGGCGCAAAAACTCGCCTTGCGGCCCTTGTCGGCCTCGGTTTTGGGGCTGGGGGCCGGGGCCTTGAGGTTCGAGCCCGTCTCGCGGTTGTACTTCTCGCGCCCCTTAGCCGTCAAACCCGCGCCTTGGCTGGTAGGGCGCTTCTCGCCTCGGCCAACGCTCAAAGACACGGATTTTTTGGTCATTACGCCCCCATCCAACTAGCCGACATCTGGCCTCTGTCGCGCATTGTAATCGTGCGAGCGCGTTCGACATACTCGCGGCTGGCCAGCGGATAGGCAAACGTGACCGCCAGCGCATCTGCGGCGTCAGGAGAGGCCAATCCGCGTGATTTCATGTCCTTCTTTGACTCCAGATAGATCGTGCCGCTGCTGTCGGGCTTGGTCTTGGGGCCTGTCAGGTCCGCTTTGAGCTGCCGGTCGTTGGGCATGGACCCTGACTTGATCCATTCGCGCATCGCGCCCCACATCTCCGCGCGCTTGTTGCCCCACATGACGGTGTTCTTGGCCTTCCAGCCAAAGTTCACCCCGCGCACCTTATACCGCTGCTCGGTCAACCGGTCAAGTATGCCGTAGCCAAGCCCTCCCTCGTCCAGCACCACCAGCGCTGGTTTGAACTCCTCTATCGCCTCGATGACGTGCCCCACCACCGTCATCGTGTCGTCTCCCCGGTAGCGCCGAATGGCCAGCAGGTCGCGCCCCTGCCGAGCCACGATGACTGTGGCGTCCGCGCCGCTGCGCGCCGGGTCCACCCCCAGCACGATAGGCGCGTCGGGGTTCTTGTAGCGTGGCCGACGCATGGCCTCGTCCACTATGCGCGGGCTGATGAACTGGTCGTCGCCCAAGCTTGGGAACTCCCCGTAGACCTCGATCCGGGCCTGCGGGCTGTCCTCGCCGTACTCCGCGATGATCTGCTCGTACACCGCCTTGTCGGTGTCCTCCACCGTGCGCGAGTCGATGTTGCGCGTGCGCCAGAAGTCCCGCTTGGCGTTGAAGCACTCGTAGAAGTACCCGCTGTTGCGCCGGGGGTTGCTGAACGCCGTCCAGAACCGGTGCGGCGTGTTCTCAGTGAAGAAGCCCTGCGCCACGTCCCAGATTGTGTCCGGTATGCCGCTGGCCTCATCAAACACCAGCAGCACGCCGTCGCTGTTGTGCAGACCGGCGTAGCTGTCCGGGTTCTCCTCCGACCACAGCCGCCCCTCCGCGCCCCAGTACCGCGTGCCCTTGCGCAGGTCGCGCTCCACCAGGTCCGTCAGCCACTTGGCCGGCGTCACCCTCGTCGCGCTGATCTCGTACCAGTGGCTGTTGATCAGCATCGCCAGCCACTTCGTGATCTCGGCCCAAGTGACGCTGCGCAACTGCGCTTCGCTGTTGGCGCTGACGATCACGCTCGCCCCGATGCGCGTCGTGATCATCCACAGCACCAGCCAAGACACCAGCGCCGACTTGCCGATTCCGCGCCCTGACGCCACAGCCATTCGAAACACGCTGAAGTCCACCTTGCCGTTGTTCGACTTGATGTGCTCTTTCATGTCGCGCAGCACCTGACGCTGCCACGCTCGCGGCCCCTTGTAGTTGGCCAACGGCGTGTTCGCTTCGCCCCACGGGAACGCCAGCATCACGAACGCCTCGGGGTCGTCCTTGACCGCCGGGCTCCACAGCCTGGCCATCAGGGTCTGTTCGTCTTCAGCGCTGTACTTCGGCTGCTGCATGCGTTGGCGCGGCTATCGACGCCGCCTTCGGTTGGTGTTCGATGACGTCCACGACGTCGCTTGGGATCTGCATGACGCGCTGCTCAGCCTTCTCCAGCGCCATGCTGATGCTGATCTGCTGCGCCACGTCCACCTGCACCTGCTGCTTGGCCACCCAGTCGTGCCGGTGCTTGAGCATGTCCATCGCCGCTTTGGAGTCGCCATTACGCGCCGCCGTGTAGACGACGTGGCTCATCTCCCCTTCAGCGTCGGCGTAGCCCTTCTGCACCGCCAGCTCGGCTATCGGATCCATCTGACACAGACGCCGGTACTCAATCGGCAGCAAGCCAGCGTTCAACGCTAGGTTGTCGCCACGCAGGCCCAGCTTGGCCGCGTTGTACAGCCTCTGCAGCACAGCCTCGGTCGCCTTGACCTCACGCGCCGTGATTGGGAGTGACTGAAAGCTCATGCCCGTAATGTTACAGGTTGTCGAACGGTTTGCAAGTGTAAGGTGGTGCTTTACGGTGTTGTGCTGTAAAAAATTTTGTTTGTGGCCCCTTCGTTTTTGACCGCTCGGCCTGCCGGCCCTCCCCTCCCCCCTCGCTGGCGCCTGGCGCGCAGCCGTCGCGTCCTGGCGCGCAGCTCGCTGCCCCAGCCCGTCAGCCCGTCAGCCGTCAGCCGTCAGCCGGCAGCCCGTCGCGCCTGGTCGCAGCCCGTGGGCAGTGATGGGCAGTGCCCACAGCATGCAGCCGCCATCAGCACCATGGGCAGTGCTGGGCAGTGCCCATGCAGGTTGGTGTCATGGCCATGTGGCGGTGGCATGGTGGCGCGGGGGATTTGGGGGCGTGGGCAGTTGGGCAGTCATGGGCGGTACCCCTGACATGCTTGCGCCCATACACACATACATACGTATTGCGAATGATTCTTATTTACATTTCTAAGTTCCAAAACGTTTACCCAAAATCTATACCCTTGAGTACCCCCACCTAGGTAGCTGCGCCCGCCCACACCGACGCACAAAACGCCACCCCCTCCACACCCATGGGCAGCGCTGGGCAGCGCCAAAACAAGAGCCTTCAAATAAAAGCCGCTCCACCTGTTGACAACGTAAAAGAATCCGTTACACTGACTTTGTCAGCAACGAACCAGGAGTCAACAGCATGACCAAGTCAGAACAACGTGAAGTAAACAAGCTCAAGCAATGGCATGCGGCAGGCTTGGTGGACGTCGGCACACTTGCCCGCTCCATGTCTGCACTCATTCGCGCAGCCATGACAAACCGCTCCAAGGTTGAGCTCTCCCGTGTCGCTGCAGACATGGAGTGCCAGCGTCACCCCGAATTCATCGCCTAACGTTAACCCGCGCGGCATGCTGGAACAGTACCGCCACCGCGCCGCTGGTGTTTGCTATCGCTGCAGCGGCAGCGGCGCAGTCTAAGGAGCCCCCACCATGATCCGCATTCGTGACGTTCTTTTCGCCTGCGCTCTCGGGCTCGCCATCGGCGCGCTGATCGCTGCCGGTATCTGATCCACCCTCACACATCAGGAGAGACACACCATGACACCCAAAGCAATCTTGCGTATGGCAAAGCCCTTCAAGGCGCAAATCGGCGCGCATGTGCCCTTGATCGGCAATTCCAACGTCACGCACGACGATTACCAGCGCGCCCGCTCTGACAGCGACATGGCAGTCCAGCGCGCCAAGTATCTGATCCAACACCTTGCAAACCGCCACGATGCCGTGCTTTTCGCGCGCGCCGTGGGCATGCCCGGTTACATCAACATGCGCTGACCCATCCGCCTAGGCGCCCCCAGCGGGCGCCTATGGGATGCGCCACGCATCACACGTTCAATTCAATCAAGTTCAATAGGATTCAATATGACAACCAAGCACACCGGATTCGTTTTCTACGATGGCCCATCGGCCATTGATGGGGCTCCCATCATCGGCATCGCCGTGCTGCATTCTGCGAATGTAAAGACCGGCGATATGGTCCAGACGTTCATCCTGCGCGCCGATCAATTCCCCCTTGCAGCTATCGATAGCGGCGCCGATTCATCCATTTGCGGTGACTGTGTCCACCGTGGCGCCGATGGCGCGCCGCGTACGTGCTACGTGGACATCGGCAAGTCCGTGATGTCAGTGTTTGGCGCATGGGCCCGTGGTTCGTACCCTCTGGTATCGCCGGCCAATGGCGCGCGCATGCTGCAAGGGCGCGCCGCGCGCATGGGCGCCTATGGTGACCCTGCGGCCATCCCCGCGCGTCACTGGCGCGCCTTGCTGCGCTTTGCCGATGGGCGCACGGGTTACACGCACCAGTGGCACATGCCCTTCGCGCAACAGCTGCGCGCCCTTGTCATGGCATCGGCTGATACCGCATCGGAGCGGGACGTGGCGCGCGCCATGGGATGGCGCACATTCCGCGTACGCGGCGCCGATGAAACGCTGGGCGCGCGTGAGATTGTGTGCCCAGCATCGGACGAAGGCGGTAAGGCGCGCCAATGCATCACATGCCAAGCCTGCGACGGCGCCGACCGGCCCGGCAAGGCCAGCGTGGCCATCATCGTCCACGGGCGCATGGCGCGCCATTTCGCAACAGCCTAAGGGGTCAATTATGCAAACCGTAACCCTTCGAAGCGGCGCGCGCGTGCTGGCGCGCATGGTAGATGGACACTTGTACGCCTACCATTACATGAGCCGCGCGCAGGCTGAAAAGCGAGCCGCGACGATACTGGGCGCCGTGGTGATCCGCCCGACCCGCAGCTACTTTGTGGCAGTGCCAGCATGAGCGCCAGTAATCCGATGCACCGGGAACCCCCAGCACGCACGCCAAAAGCCCCGGCGTGGCCGTTCCCGGCCTCGCCCCTGCACTACCCTTCCCTAGCCCCTGACGCGCGGCCCGTACGCGCGCCTAAGCCCGACCATGCATCGATGCCCGATGCACCATTCTGAAAGGATCACGCACCATGATCATCGACTACAACGCCAGCGTAAAAACCCCCGCCGGATGGCGCGGAGTCATCTCGTCGGACGACGAATGATCTGCGCCAGCCCTGGACATCAAACCTATCAGGAGAACCCACAATGAAAGCTATCTGGACAAAATACATTCCCGCCACTGACACTAAGGGCGCGCGCGTGCGCGCTGAGGCTGAGGGCGTGCGCCCGCTCACTTTGCCTTACTGGGCCGACGATAACGCGCATGCTGCGGCTGCCCTCGCTCTCGCTCGTCGCGAAGGATGGAATGGCACGCTAATTGAAGGCGGCCGGCCGGATGGTAAAGGGGACGTTTTCGTTTTCTCCGATGCTCGCTCTCATGCAACCTGAAGGGGAAAATGTAATGTCAATATACGCTGAAACCTCCGCCCGTTATGAGGCCATGCGCCGGAACAATGGCGAGCGCGCCCGCCAGATCACCCGTGAGCGATTCTGGCACCTGCTGGAAGTTTTGCCCCCGGCACACTGGACGCGCCGCGTAGATGCTGAAACCTTTATGGTGATCGAATGCGAAACCGCAAACCTTCACACCTGGGCTGCGCGTATCGGGTCCGGTAACGAATCCACCTATTGGGAAATGATCGCGCCGAATGATTCGACTCATTCGGACATTCTGCGGAATGTGGCGGTGGCGTCATGACCTCCGATGATCGCGCCTTGATTCTCGTTTCCCTGGTGGCGCTGCTGCTGGCGCTGCTGGGGTTCATTTAACACTGCTGCGCGCCCTGCGCGCTTTGGAGAACCCGTGAAGCCAAGAATTACCGCAGCAAAGACCCCCCTAGACGGGTGGCGCACACAAATATGGGTTGCCGCCCTAAACCGATGGTTCACGATGGCGGGATGCCCGCCTTTTCAGAACCCGGATGATGCTATCGCATGGGGTACGGATCAACTTTTGGGGTGGCCGGAATGGGCCGACAGTTTTGTCGGGCAGGAGGTGGACAAGGGAACTGTCCACATTCAAAACAACGACGATGGCTCACGCATGCTGCGGGTGGGCTATTTCGGCTCATCGGGCCACGCCAGCCGCGCCCACTGGGGGTCGGCCAATGGCGGCGGG